CCCCAGGTGAATCTTCAAGTTCTAAATATATTTGTATGCAATGGGATAAAAATATTCCTTATTCTGGTATTGCTACGATCACAGCGTCCTTTCAACAGGTAGCGGAAGCATGACGGCTCCAACCTTAACAAGGGCATCTTCGACCCCTTTAAATAGTGATATTAATGTTTCAACTGAAACAAATATTGTTTTAGTTTTTGATCAAGCAGTTGATGTAGAAAGTGGTAATGTTGTTCTTTATAAAGATTCAGATGATTCTGTTGTTGAAACAATTGCAGTAACAAGTGGACAAGTTACAGGAACAGGAACAACAACAATTACAATTAATCCTAGTGTAGTTTTAGAAGGAAATACAAAATATTATTTATTAATTGATGCAACTGCTTTTGATAATTCTGGTAGTGAATCTTATGCAGGAATTACAAACCCTTCAGAGTTCTTTTTTAGAACAACTGTTGTACCTAAAACAATACAAGAACAGATACAAAGCCTTGAGCCATCAGCAGTTATAGAGCTATTTCAATTACATGTATATGTAGATATTAACAATGTAGATCTCAGTGCAATGGTTGACAATGGTGCTATAGAACTAGATTCAAATACTGCTGTTTTTTATTATTACGCAGGAACAAATGAACTTTATGCAGATATAAAATTTGGAACACATGCAGATGGTACAGAAATAACTTATCAAGCTATTCCTTGTGAAATAGATGGATTTAAACGTACAACAACAGGAACACTACCAAGACCTACATTTACAATCGCTAATGCTAATAGTGCGATGTCATCATTACTTCAAACAACAAATAGCTCTGGAAAAACAATGAATATTTTAGGTGCAAAAGTTCAGCGTGTTCGTACTTGTAAAAAGTTTTTAAACGCTTCTAATTTTACAGGTGGATCAAATGCAACAGCCGATCCTACTGCTACTTTTGAGGCTGATGATTCTTGGTACATTGACCGAATTGCTTCAGAAAATTTAAACGCTATTTCATTTGAACTAGCAACAAAATTAGATCTAACGAATGTACGTCTTCCTAAAAGGCAGATTATGGAGTATTGCCCTTTTAAATACAAAGGAGAAGCATGTGGTTATACAGGAACAAAATACTTTGATATTGACGACAATTCAGTAACAACTGAAGCAGAAGATGTTTGTGGTCATCGTCACGAAAGCTGTAAAAAAAGATTTGGAATGATAGATAGACATGGGAACGTAGTTGTTTTTGCAGATAAGCCCTTACCGTTTGGAGGTTTCCCAGGTGCAAGACTTCAGATGTAAGGCAAAGGCGCATGCGTTGGAGGAAACTCCTAAAGAGGCGTGTGGTGTCTTGGTTAATAACACATATTATCCTTGTCGTAATATTGCAGATCAGTCTGATGAAATCTTTGTCTTAGATCCAAGAGACTATATAAAAGCAAGAGCTAATGGAAAGATTCAAGCAATTATTCATTCACATCCAAAAGGAGGTAAAGCAAGTCCAGCAGATCAGACAGCCTGTTCACAATTCAAATTACCTTGGCATATTTATTTGATTCCAGAAGATGAGTGGATAACTATTTTTCCTTCTTAGTATCCATTAATCCGTTTAACTCTTACTATAGAATCAGCACAAAGGTCGTTTTTTAGATATGCAACGGGTGGTACTCCTAGATGAATTAGGGGAAAAATTCGGTGCAGTGCATGAGTACTACAATCTTCGTACGCCTGCTGATGCAATAAAGCTTTTATGTATTAATCACCCTGATTTTCAAAAAGAATTACTGGAATCAGGTGAAAGAGGTATTGGATATAGGGTTGTTCAAGCAGGAACAGATTTTGAATTGGAAGATATGTTGCTGCCTTTTGGTAGTAATGATCTGATTATTGCGCCTGTAATTGGTGGTAGTAATTTTTGGAAAATACTAACAGGAGCAGCATTAATTGGATTGGCTGTTGTTACAGGTGGTGTTTCTTTAGGGGCGACAGGTTTTGCAGGAACAGCAGCAGCCATTCCATTGTCATCTGCTTACGTGGCGACTACTGCTGCGATAGCAGTTGCTGGAAATGTTGGTATTGCTTTAGCTCTTGGTGGCGTTGCTCAAATGCTTTCACCTCAACCTGAAGGCCCGTTAAAAATCATTGGAAGTGCTTCTCAATCGGGTGACAGAGGCCCAGGGTCTTCTATTAGAGGAATGGACGGTGCTCAATCCTATTCCTACCGTGGCCCTGTTAATACAGTTGGAGCTGGTGCAGTTATTCCTTTAGTTTTTGGTCAATGTATTGTTGGAAGTCATACAGTTACAGCTTCAGTTGAAGTAACAGATGAAAGTGATCCAATCAGCGAATGGATTGGTTCACCTGGCCCCGACACAATGAGAGTTAATGGAGAAAAACCAAATTCAACATTTACGCAAAGTGAACAAGCAAGTATTGGAATTAAATTAAAAACTTGGACTGAACAACTAATTCCTACAAAACAAACAACTGATCCTAACTACACAGATACTTCTTTTACTTATTTAAGATCACCAGGGCAAAATAGTGATTCTGGTTCTGTTGGGATTCCTTTAAGTAAAACAAGCACTGAATACGGAAGTGATGGCTTAAAATCTATCGCTACTATTAAAGGTGAAGGCCCTGGTGATGCACGTTTTGATGCGTCACGCTTTCAAATGGCTTTCTTATTGGACAATGGACTGTATGACAGAGCATCAGGGATTGGAACAGATACAACTTATATTGATGGTTTTATTACGTTTCAAATTATAATAAAAATGGGAAGTACAACAGTAGGTAATACACAATTCACAGTTCAAGGGATGCTTTTAAACACGCAAGAATATAGATGGGCAACGGAGTTTAGTTTTGCTAAAATAGAATACAAAGATGACTATGTTGTTTATGCCAAATTGATTGATTTTAGTGGTGATCCAGCAGTTAATACATTAAGAATTGATTACATGGGTTACAACTTTTTAGGAGATTAATTAAAAACAAATGGTATTAAAATCTACTTCTATTGTTAGAGTTGTTGATGTCCTTTGTGAAGGACCAATACAAGAATTAGTTGGATGGAAAAAAGGTGTTTATTTAGATGAAACACCTGTCGAAGATTCAAGTAGTTCACCAGAAGATAGAAAATATAATTTCATAGAAACAATTGAAAAACCAGGAGAAGATCCAAAAGAAGCTAATATTGAATTACATTTTAGAGAAGGAGGAAGAACACAAAATGAGATTCAATTTCTTAATCAAAATGATATAGATAGTCAAACAGTTGTAGCTGTTAGTAAAGAAATCGGTGAAAATTATAGTGAAACAACAGATGAAAATAATGAGGTAATAGATAGAAATTATGGAGGTGGTCAAGTTATACAAGCATTAACAGATCAATACATCGACAATATAAAACTTACATTTACAATCCCATCTTTATTTTCTAGGGCAAAAGAAGGATTAGCAAAAGGTCAATTATTTAATGCAATTATTCGACTTTTTGTTTATACAAGAACATCAGGGCAAAGCTGGCGACAAGTTTGGTCTAAAGATATTGAAGGTATTTCTATTGGTGAGTATCAAATACAAACGCCTTGGATTGATATCTCAAGTGATCTACCATATGAAGTAAAGGTAGAAAAAAAAGTTAATGGTGAAGATGATTTTGAAATTAAATATACAGATTTTACAGATGAGACATTACAGAAACAGCCTCTTGCAGTTGATCGTGGGAACAGGGTTTTTCTTACAAGTATTTCTGAGAAAATTCATAATCATATTAATTACAATCATACGGCTGTTGTTGGGATGGGTTTACCATCTCGCACGTTCCCTCAACTACCAAATAGAGCATATAAAATTAAAGGCTTACTTGTACCGACACCTCATAATGCAAATGTACGTGATGATGGCAGTTTAGATTTTCCAACAGATGCAAACTTTAATGGTCAATTAGTTGATAGATGGACTACATGTCCTGTTTGTATTTTTTATGCGCTTTGCACGAACAAGACATGGGGTGCAGGTGATTTCATTGCAGAAAGTTCTTTAAATTGGGTTGATTTATATCCTCTTTGTCAATATGCCAATCAATTAGTAACAACACCAGATGGAACAGAACCACGTTTTGCAATTAATACAGTTATCGGTAGTCAAAACTCTGCACATAATTTAATTCGTGATTTAGCCTCTATTTTTAGAGGAATGATTTTCTGGTCTTCTAATACAATTCAAGTCGCAGCAGATCATGGAAACTTAGATGGAACAGATGTTTCACCTGTTCATCTTTATAGTAATTCAAGTGTTATTGGTGGATTATTTAATTATTCTGGTTCTTCTTTAAAAACTCGTAGTACATCGATCAAAGTTCAATATAATGATCCAGAAAATTTCTATAAACCTAATTTTGTTATTGTTGAAGATCAATCATTAATTGATAAATACGGTTATCAAAGAAAAGATATTACAGCGTTTGGATGTTCATCGAAATGGGCTGCAAGACGATTAGGCCGATGGATGATGAAGGTAGAAGAATTAGATCAAGAAGTTGTTAGTTTTTCTGTTGGACTTGAAGGTGTTGCTGTTTTTCCTGGTCAAGTTTTTGAAATAGCAGATGAATTAAGAGCAGGTTCTAGATTATCAGGACGTATTGCAACAGGTGCAACAACTACTGCAATTACATTAGATACTTCAGCAGTGGGAATGCAGGGTGGATATTTAACTTGTGTTTTTCCTGATGGAACGACTGAAAGTCAGCAAATTAGTTCTGTTTCTGGCAGTGTTGCAACGACAGAAGCTTTTAGCCAAGCACCACAAGCACAATCAGTTTGGTCTTTCAATGTTTCTCCTTTCTTTAGTACTCAAAAATTTAAATGTTTAGCAGTTGATGAGCAAGGTGATGGGACTTATACAATTACAGCTTCACAATTTAATGATTCAATTTATGAGGCAGTTGATGATCTATCAAATGAAACAAGAATAGAAGAACGAAACATTAGTTTTTTCAATAGTTATCCTGCTCCTCCTGCTAATTTAAATTGGTCATTTTCTCAAGTAAGAATAAACAATAATACTGTTAACAGGATTACGTGGAGTTGGGATCGAGGATTAAGTGGCTCGACAACAGAGTTTTTTGTTGCTGTAAGAGGTGGGTCCAATCCTAACAATTGGGTTGTCACTGAAACAAATGCAAGCACTTTTGATATTGATAATTTAAACCCAGGAACATCTTTAGGTTTTGCTGTTGCTTCTAAATGGGCTTTAAATAATCGCAGGTCAAGATATACAACTCAATACATAACTGTTCCATTTCCTACTGCAACAGGTGGAAGTAGTGATGTCACTGTTGAAGTGCCATTGCCTCCTGATCCTCATCAAGTTGATATTCATCTAACCTCAAATGATGAAGGGAATTTGATGTGGACTGTTCCTAGTTCATGGGGAGGAAACCTTTCAGATTTAACAGTAATTATTCGACATTCTCCAAAAACTGATGGTACAGGAACATGGCAAGATTCAACTTTATTGAGAGAAGTCGAAGCGAATACAAACTATGCTGTTTTGCCATTAATAAATGGAGAATATCTTGTTAAATTTAAGGATAAAAACGGTGGTAAAAGTGCAAATGCTGTTAGTGCAATTATTAATATTGCTGATGCACTTCCTAGATTAAGTCAGTCAGTAAGAAGAGAAGATCAAGACAGTCCACCATTTCAAGGCCAAAAAGATAATGTTTTTTATTCTGATGAATATGACGCTTTAGTTTTAGATGGAATTGATTTTATTGATGAACGAACAACAAATATGGACACATGGGGATCAATGGATTTCCTTGGAGAATTACAAACTAGCGGAACATATTACTTTAATAATTATGTTGATTTAGGTGGAAAATTTAGTGTTATTTTTAAAAGGTTATTAACAACTAGAGGTCTATACCCTAATAATACAATTGATGATAAAACTGCTTTTATAGATACATGGTCAGATTTTGATGGAGCATTAGCAGATGAAACAGATGCAGATTTGTATTTTAGAATTAGTGATGTAGCTCCTACTGTTGGTGATTTTGATACAGAAGACGAGGACTTTTTACTATTAGAAGATGGCGACAAGATCGAACAAGAATTAAATACAACATTTGGTGATTGGGTGAAAATGGAAACAGGAAGATATACAGGTCGAGTTTTTCAATTCAAATGTGAATTATCTTCTGCAAGTGTTGACCAAACTCCAATTATTGATGAGATTGGATATACATTGTTATTTGACGCAAGAACAGAAAGCAATTCCTTTGCGTCAGGTGCAGGTGCAAAAGCAGTTACATATACAAATGCTTTTTATCAAACACCAAAATTAACGATTACTGCGAGTAATATGGCAACAGGTGACTATTATGCAATTACTAGCGAAAGTCGAACTGGCTTTACAATCCACTTCTATAATTCTAGTGGAGCAAGTCTAGATCGAAACTTTGGTTATGTCGCTAACGGTTATGGGGCCGAAGAGTCCTAAATTATTCCTTCAAACCCCTTACTATCACTAGGTTATGTCAACTCACGATTACGTCATAGCAAACGCTTCTGGGAGTAGCGTAAGAAGTGATCTTAATAACGCATTAGCGGCAATTGTCTCAAATAATTCATCGTCTTCTGAACCGAGTACAAAGTACGCTTACATGCTTTGGGCTGATACGACAAATAATTTAATCAAGCTTAGAAACTCAGCTAATAACGCTTGGATTACTTTATTTACAACAACAGGGGGATTATCCATATCAGCCGCAAGCACTTTTAACGAGGATGTAACTTTTGACGGTGCAACGGCTGGAAGAGATATGATCTGGGATAGATCAGATAATGCTCTTGAGTTTGCTGATAACGCTAAATGTACTTTCGGCGCGGGGCCTGATCTTTCTATTTTTCATGATGCCGATTCCAGTTACATCGAACATACAACTTCTGGTACAGATTTAGTTATAGACGCTAAAAGTCCTGGTGATGATTTAATTCTTAGAGCTGCTGACGATGTAGAGATAAGAGTTCAAGGCAATGAAAGTGCGATTAAATGTATAGGTAATGGGGCTGTAGAACTCTATTGGGATAACAGTAAACGAATTGAGGCAACTGAGTACGGAGCTAAAATAAGTTCTAACTTATCAGCAGGATATTTAGAAGTTTCTACTTCAGCAAGTGGTGGTGATGGTCATGTTGAAGTTATAGGTGGTGAAGGTGGTGCGGCAATACTCAGTCTTACTGCTGATGAAGGTGACGACAATCCAGATCGTTGGCGTTTTGCAGCTAATGCTGACGGTACATTTACTCTTAAAAATAAAACCAGTGGATCCTGGGAAAACACTATTAAAGCTACTGGTGATGGGAACGTAGAACTCTATTTTAACAACGGCAAAGTTTTTGAAACTGGACCAAATGCAAACAATGTAAGAGTTTCAGGCTACTTTGAGGCTTTTTGGGATCAAGCAGATGCAGAATATGTTTACAACGGTAGTTCTTACGCTTTCCATAAGGCACAGACAAGTATAGCGGGTTGGGTTATGTCTGTTGAAAACTCAAATGATTCTCAACCATATGGATTTTTAATTAAATTTTCCGATGCAGCACCTGACAACAATACAGAACAAGCTATATTTTTTGCTGATAATGCAGCGACTAGGTTCATTGTTTATTCAGATGGAGACGCATGGACTTCAGATGCAGGCACCTTAAGTTCTGATAGAACACTAAAAGAAAATATCACTGATGCAACTTCTAAACTAGAAGATATTAAAAAATTAAAAGTTAGAAACTTTAATTGGAAAGCTAGTTATCATCCTGAGAAATCTAAAAAGAAACAAATCGGATTTATAGCTCAAGAAGTAGAAGAAGTTTTCCCTTCCTTAGTTAATGAATATGATATATCTCCTGATGCTGCGGATAAGGATCATACTCCAGTAATGAAGAAGGCTATTAAGGCAGCTTGGGATCCAATCATTATTAAAGCAATGCAGGAATTAATAACAAAAGTAGAAACACTAGAAACAAAAGTCGCTGCTTTAGAAGGTTAAAAGAACCTCACTTGTCACACTGATAAATTCTTTATATATTACGAGGACATATTAAAAATACATGTCAACACCTCAAGAAGAACTAACAACAGTTAAAGCAAGACTTGATTCTAATATTGCTAAACTTCAAGAAATTCAAGCGCAAATAAAAAAACTACAAGAAGAGGGACAAGCATTAACGCAACCAATTATTGAAGATCAAGGTGCTTTAAAAGTACTTGAAAAGTTAATTGGTGAACCTACTACTTAAAACTATTAAACTATTTACAAAAGGTTTTTAACAATGGCTATTTCTTACACTTGGGAAATAAATGAAAGCAACATGATTTCTGATGTTTCCGATGGTTTTATATCAAAAATTGTCTACAGAGTTAAGGGGATGGACGGAAGCGAAGAAAAAGCAAGAGCCGCAGGATCAATCAAACTGACAAAGCCTTCTTCCTTGCCTAGTGATTTTGTTGCTTTTAATGACGTGACCGAAGCAAAAAGCTTGGAATGGGTAAAAGCAGCACTGGGAGCGACAGAAGTAACAGCAATAGAAAATGGCTTGAAAGCTAAAATTGATTTAATTAATACTCCAACTGAAAAGGTTGGTGCTCCTTGGGCTTAAAGCATTAAACTAAAAGTAAAAAATGGCAGATCGCAAAGTTACGGCATTAACTGAACTAACAGCCCCAGTAGCTGACGATGTTCTGCCAATTATTGACACTAGCGAGTCATCAAACTCGGCTAAGAATAAAAAGATTCAATATACAACGTTATTAAGAAACCTACCGTCAGGAAGCAATACAACACCTTCTGTAGGCTTTACGGCTGATAGTGGGGTCACAGGTTTTTATCGATCTGCTGCAAATACTCTTTCTGTTTCTATCAATCAAACCTTAGTCGGATCATTTCAATCAAGCGGGTTACAACTAGGAGCAGGAACACCAGCAGCACAACTTCATTTATTTAGTTCAGATACAACTGATCAGATCATATTTGAAAATAGTGATGCAGGAACTGACACTGCTCCTGACCTTGTTCTATATCGTAATTCTGCCAGTCCTGCCAATTCTGATAGTTTAGGCAATCTTGTTTACCGAGGTGAAGATTCAGGTGGTAACGCTCACGACTACGCTTCAATTGTCGCCTCAATTGGAACAGTAACTAATGGATCAGAAGATGGCATTCTTGATTTAATGTCATCAGATAGTGGGACTCTTGCCTCAAGGATTCGTTTATCAGATTCAAAAGTTGGGATACATGAAACGGCTCCTGCTTATCCTTTACATTTAACGACAACGGCTGCTGGTACTTCTTTTCAAATAGAAAACAGTGCCGATTCAGCAGCATCAACGGCTGATATTTGTTTATATTCCAGACGTGGAGCAAGTGGAGCTGGTCAAGATAATGACGTTTTATCCACTATTTTTTGGCAAGGTAAAAACGATGCTGGAACACCTGAAACTGTTCTTTATTCGTCGATTGAAGCAAAAATAATTGATGCTTCTGATGGGACAGAAGATGGGCAGGTTAATTTTAAGGTGATGGATGCGGGAGCCTTAACAACACAATTTTCTATTGATGCAAATTTATTAACTGTTGGCGATGCTGTAAATATTGCAACTAATACAAGTACGGGTACAAAGATTGGAACTGCAACAGGTCAAAAGATCGGGTTCTGGAATACAACACCAGTTGATCAACCTGCTGCTGTCGCTGATTTAGCACATAGTACAAGTAGCGGTACTCTTCCCACTCCTGATGGAACAGTGAATATAAGTAATGCTGCAAGTCCTACGAATGCAGAATTGTTGACCTATTGCGTTGAACTTGAAGCGAAGCTTGAAGCTGCTCTTGCTCGCTTAAGA